TATTAGATTCAAGGGACAAATACATCCTAACATTTTATACCAAGGTATACTTCCCTGATTATAAGAAAAAAGATAAAGATAGATCAATAACACTAGACATATGACAGAAGCACAATTAATAGCATTACTCAAGAAGAAACTGATACCAGATCTTCAAGACACATCAGAGATGAATAACAAGGATGGTTATTCCGCACATTATGACACCGTATTTGAGTTTAAATGTAGGGAAAAGCATTATGATACCCTGATAATAGATAAGCCCAAATATGACCACCTAATGCGTTATGGTAAGGTAAGATATATTTGTTCAACACCCGAAGGAATATATTCTTGGAATTTGAAGAAGTTACCAGAACCAATTTGGGATGAAAGGTTAATGCGTAGTTCAACCTGGTATCACAGGGAGATAGATGAGGTAATAAAAAAGATTGGTTACTTAGCAATAAAAGATGCAAAAGATCTCACCAAGATTTTGTTATCTGAATAATTTTCCGTATATTAGTTGTACCAATATATTTAAATGTCATCTATGAAGGGATGAGTAGGGCCTCAAACGGGATGTTTGGGGTCCTATTTTTTTTATGTATATTAGTTTGACTTTTGAGATTTTTTGTGTATATTTATAGTGTACATATAACTATAAATACAACTTAATCCCGTCCTCTGGTTACTCCCATTCCCATGACGGGATTTTGCTTTAAATATGTATATTTATATATAGATGATTAGATGTTCAAAATGCGACACGGTCAAACCAGATGATCAATACCAAACTTATTATCATTCAACACAGAAGAAGCATAGAATAAGAAAAGTTTGTACGGTGTGTTATAACGAACAGAAGACACAATATCGGATAAAAAAGAAAACACAAAACAATATCAAATTGGGTTATCAATATTGCCAAGACTGTGAACAATATCTTCCACCAGAAAACTTTTATAAAGCAGTTAAGTGTAGATGTAAGAAATGTCAACTACATAAAGAATCAGTAGAGAGGGCAGAACAAAGAGCGGAGAATGGTGGTAGTGCAAAAGTCAGAATGTATCCAAATCAATATGTTGATGAACATCAAAAAGCACAAACATTTGAAGCTATGAAAGTATTGGGTTATACTTATAATGAAGAGAATGGTGTGTGGTTCAAATTACCGTGGAAAACACCTGATGGTAAATTCCCCTTAATCAAACCATATGTTAGAAAGTATAAAGTTAAACACGTTATAACCCAAAATAACAAACAAGAATATCACACTAAAGCTATGAATTTATATGCTGAAGGATTAGATTATAGACAAATAGCAGATAAACTTGAAATAAACAAAATGACGGTTCACAAATGGCTGGCAAAACTAAAAGATCAGACAACCACCTAAGAATAGGTGAGATGGAGATACCTCAAGAATACTTTAGATTATCTCCAGAAGACAAGAAACTAATATGTGATGTGATATTAAATAAGATATATCATTTGGTAGAAAGAATGCCAACTGGTAATCTAAGAAAGATGGATGTTATGTATCACCTGATAGATAGTTCAATAATAACAAATGAGGAAGATGAAAATTTTGAAGTGTGCCAGGTCCTCAAGGATGTAAGAAATTTACTTAATGAACAAAAAAGTTGAAGCCTATATAACAAAGCAGTATTATCTACTTTTAAGTATAGCAAAGACAATAACAAAGGGACACGAACTACACCAAGAACTATTACACGAAGTAATCCTTCAACTGTATGATAAAGGTGACTTTGAACTAAAGTCAGATGATGATAACTCAATTAGGTTTTATATCACCGCAGTAATGCGTATCAACTGGAACAGCAAAACTTCCCCGTTCTATTACAAAATCCGCAGAGAGGTAGCAAAATACACAGACTTATCTACAATAGTAGAAATAGCGGACGAACAACAAGAATTTGAAAAGCAGATAATTTTTGATATATTAGAAGCAGAGTACAGTGAACTATCGTGGTTCCACAAGTCACTTATGGATATGTATCTAATATTAGGATCAATGAATAAGGTATCAAAAGAAATGGAGATACCATTAACATCGGTCCAAACATATATAAGACAAGCTAAAACACAAATAAGAAACGAAGTAATAAACAAACTTAAAAATCTTTAATATGATAGAAAGAGAGATAAAAGGTATGATACATTCTGAAAACCCAGTAGAACATTGGGGATTCTTACCAACAAGAGGACAAGTAGTATTAGACTTGGGATGTGGAATAAACAACCAGGAATACATACCAACACCATTACATTGGATACAAGGTGAAGCAACAAAGGTGTATGGTGTAGATCCATCACCACAATCTTACGAATGGTTTAAACAGAACTTAAACCTAAAGAACTTTATCCCCATTATGGATTGGGTAGACAGAACAGAAAAGTTTGAGATATACTTCAACGTATGTAAACCATCAGTTGTCAAGATTGATGTGGAAGGTGCGGAGATATTTATGAATGCTGTCAAACCAGAATTTCTAGAAGGTATTAGACATATCGGAATAGAATATCATAGCTTGGCCTGTCTATTATCCTGTGAGAGTTTACTAGAAAAGAATGGTTACACATTGGAATACTATAAGTTCCCAAACCTAGATATAGATCACCAGGGAGTTTTATATGCATTTAAGAAAAACATAATAACAAATAAAAAATAAGATATGGGTTGTTCAAGTTGTAAAAAGAAAAATATACCACAAACACCACAAGAGATACACTCAAACGATAGTTTATCTTGGGAAGAAATAAGAACCGCGTATGATGACCTAACAAGTTATGGCGGTGTTAAACCAGAAAAACACGAATCAATCAATAAGGTTTACAAAGCATTATTCGGTGAACCATTTAACTTTAGTTGCGGTGGCTGTGCTAGTCATCAAGCAAATAGGTTTCATAATTATATAGTAAGATATGGCGAAGGAAAATAAAGTAAACGAACTGGAAGCAGAACAGAGAATGGGTAGAGTATTTGAGATGATGCTCTACGAACATTTATCCTGGAATGAGTTTAGAACGAAAGCGTCAAAGGAATTTGACATAACCCCTAGACAAGCAGAAAATCTATGGAAAGAAGCTAGGACTAGACTAAAAGAAAGGTTTCAACAGAACAGCGATGAGATACTCGAAAATCATCTTAACCAGTTATATGATCTACTTAAGCGTTGTCGCGATGATAATAATAAAAGAACTGAGCGCGAAGTTTTGGCTGATATTGCAAAGATACATCAACTGGAGGTTAAGAAGGTGGATATAACCAGTAATGGTCAACCAATAGCTATTAACATCAATGTAGCTGAATAATTTTTTGCATTTAAATGTGCAATGTTTCGTTTTTGACTATGGCAATAGATATAAATCTAACTAAAAAACAATCGGTAGCTTGGAAACTACTAATGGATGACAAGACCAATGAGGTATGTTTTGGTGGATCTGCTGGTGGAGGTAAGTCATATATAGGAACATTATGGATTGCTACGCTGTGTATAAAATATCCTGGTATAAGAACATTAATAGGTAGAACAGTTTTACAACAATTAAAAATGACAACCCTCAATACATTATTTGAGGTGTTACAATTAATGGGATTAAAATCTGGTGAGCATTATGTATACAATGGACAATCTAATATTATTACCTTTTATAATAAGTCAGAGATTATTCTTAAAGACCTGGCTTTTAATCCGTCAGATCCCAACTATGATTCGCTTGGTGGTATTGAGGTAACAGCAGTTTATATTGATGAGGCCACACAAGTCCCACAATTAGCATATAATATTCTTAAATCACGTATACGTTTTAAATTAAATGAATTTAATTTAATTCCAAAATTATTATTAACATCCAACCCAGGACAAACTTGGTTAAAGAAGTTATTCTTTATTCCATATGTTCAAGAAACATTGGAACCAAACAAAGCATTTGTCCCAGCATTACCATTAGATAACCCACACTTACCATCATCATATATAGAGATGTTAAAAGAGTTACCACCACAACAGCGTAAGAGATTGTTGGAAGGTGACTGGAACTATGAATCAGATTTAGATAGTTTATTTGAATTTGATTCAATTACATCATCCGTATTTAGAAACAGTCCAAATAGTACTGATAAGAAGTATATGACAATCGACGTAGCTAGGTTTGGTGATGATAGGTCCGTAGTAATGATTTGGGTAGGCTTAACGGTCATATCTTGTCACATCTATAGGAAACTATCAACCACAGAATTATCGTCCGAAATACAGGACTTAATGCGTTCTCACGGTATTCATCCTAGTAACTGTATTGTGGATAGTGATGGTGTTGGCGGAGGAACGGCTGATATTTTAAGAGCCACCAACTTTGTTAACAATTCAAAAGCATTACATAATCAAAACTTTGTGAACTTAAAATCACAATGTTATATAAAACTATCTGAAATGTTTAAAGAGGGTTTAATATCCATTAACATTTTAGACCCTACAGTTGTAGACGATTTAACACAAGAACTTTTAGCAGTTAAACTAAAAGACATTGATAGAGATAATAAAATTGGTGTGCAATCAAAAGAAGAAATGAAGAAGATATTGGGTAAATCACCCGATTTATCTGACGCATTAATGATGCGAATGCTACCAGAAATAAAGAGCACAAAAGCAACAGGAAGATATGCTTTGGCTACATTAGGATAAAATATATACATATATATGATTAAATTTAAAATTGATGACAATGAGTATGAAGTACCAGACATTATTAACATAGAGAACTATGCTAAGATGTATAAGGTAAAAGACTTATTCACCGATGAACATTTTGCTGCAAAGATTATTAACATCGTTTGTGGCACACCATTACAAGACTTATTAGATTCAGATTACGAGGAAGTGTATTACATCGCCTCACATATAATGTCATTGATACCAGTTGATAAACCAAAGCTAATAGATAGATTTGAGATTGATGGTGTGAAGTATGGTTTCTTTCCTAACTGGAAGGATTTAACGTTTGCAGAATTTGTGGACATTGATACCATCTCAACAAAGAAACCAGAAGAACTATTAGATTTATTACACTTTCTGGCTGCAGTTATGTTCAGACCAATTACAGAAGAAAGATCTGAACACGATTATTCAATTGAAAAATATAATGTTGACACGATGAAAGTCCGAGCAGAACTGTTCAAAAAGAAACTAGATGTCAAGTACGTTTTAGGCGCACAGTTTTTTTTTATCAAGTTCGTAAAGAGATATTTAAGTTATTCCCATCTATCTTCGATGCAGACACTCTCGATATGGATGAAGATAAAGCTTACCTGGAAGCTAAGAAAGATGATATGGAGGTCAATACATTCCAAAAAATCTATGGGTGGTTTCTCGTCGTCAACAGAGTTTCTGGAAACGATTTTACAAAACACGAGCACATCTACAATAAAAAAGTAATGGAGGTGCTAAACCAAATGGCTTTTTTAATTGATTATGATAAAGAACAAGCTAGATTACAAAAAAATGCAAATAGCACAGCTAAACTATAAAATTTTTATATTTATTAATAGATGATAGTTAATTTTAAATCCATAATTCAAGATCTTAGTGGTATTGCTTATTATCACCCACAAATAAATTCATTTGGTTTTGGTGATATTACGCAAATTACAATGGATATTGAGGATAAAGTCAGCCCTATATATACAAAAATGTATGTAGTTCCTGGTAATGTACAGTTTGCTCAGAACAGACTGTTATATAATTTTTCCATTATTGTGGCTGACAGAATTAATGAAGACTTATCTAACCAGAAAGATGTAATGTCTGACACGTTAGAAATTATAAAAGACCTGTGGATTGTACTTTATCAATCATACACAGCAGAGTGGGGTGGGTTTTCAATTGACTATGCACCATTATGGGGGCCAAATGTTACCCCATTCCTAGAAAGATTTGAAGATATTTTGGGTGGATGGACATTAAATTTAACAATTGAACAACCATTTGACTACAATCAATGTGTTCTACCATTCACACCTGAACCAGATTTACCTACACCATCACAGATATTCTATGCTAATTATAAACAATTGTTAGGCGATTTAGAAAATTTAGCAGACGATCATCCACAGATTAACTCATATGGTTATGGTGATATAACACAATTAACAATGGATATTAATACTAAATTAAGTCCATTATACCCTAAGATGTATGTTATACCAAACGATACAATTTTAGATCAAAATCAACTAACCTATAATTTCCAAATAATAATTGCTGATAGACTAAATGAAGACTATTCTAATCAACAAGATATTATGAATGATACCTTGGAGATATGTAAAGACGTGTTCACCAAGCTATATTTATCTGAATATGACTCTCAATGGAATGCAACAGTTGAACCTTTTCTTGAGAGATTTGAGGACATATTAGGTGGTTGGACAATGACAATATCATTTGCTCAACCATTTAGTTATAGCAGATGTGATGTGCCGGTTAATCCATTTATACCTGGTAAAAAGTGGAGAGAAGTGGCGCAATTATGGGAACAGGTAAATAAGAAATATAAAAATATATAATATATATGAAATACGAAATTACTTGGTTACATCCTTCAGAGGATAAGCCAACAATTCTTGAAAACGTAAGAATAACAAAACAGGTAATTGAATCATTAGAAGCAGAACATAATGATCAAATTATTGCAGTAAAACCAATACACTAATATGTCAAATTTAAGTAATCAATTTATAAGTAACTCATACCAATCAGTATTAAATGTAGGTACTGGTTCTGGTTCTTATGTTACTTCAACTTTACAACCTATCACTGATGGTTTTGGTTCACAGACACCATTAAGGTTGTCTACAACCAAGATGGCGGTAAGTGGTAATTTACAAATAACGGGGTCAATAGAAAGTTCATTAATTCCAGCTACATCTGGAACATTAGATCTTGGTTCACCAACAAGACCTTGGCGACACATTTATGCTAGCTCTGGTTCAATCTATTTAGATGATCACCAAATCTTATCATTGGATGCTGTTTCAGCTGGTAATACAGATATTGCTGCACCACCATCTGGTACAGTTAATTTAATTAATGACGTTGTATTCGCTTCTAGAGAAGGTTTAGGATATGAAGGTGCTGCTGGTTTTACAATCGTTGGTGGTGGTACTGCATTTGAATCACAAACAAGATTTTCTGGTGATACCATTTCATACCATACAGGTTCAATATATAAAACAAACTATTGGGTAAATGATGT